ATTTGAGGATGCTATTGGCTGTAAAGAATTGTGGAATATAGATAATGGACAAACAATGTGTGAAAAGTGTCATTTACAAACAGATAATTATGGTGGATTAAATAATAATTTATGAAAAAATTACTAACAAAAATTCTATTAAGGATAGTGGGTGTTAATAAGATAATAAAAATAGATAAGCAGGCAGAAGCAAGAATAATAGGTGAGATGGCAAAAATAGAAGGAATGGATGATTACTTACAATTAATGGCTCAGGCTGGTTATCAGTTATTTAGTAGAACACGAGAGGAACGATACTTAGGTTATGTAAATTTTACTGAAAGTTTGCAGACACAGATTAAGACAATAAGAATACCAGAAGAACCAATTGAACATTCAGATGGCTACAAGTCAACAGTTGACTAGGTCGATTGAAGCCAAAGATGAACATTAACAATTAAAAAACATATGATTCTATTAAAATATATAGGAAAGTCTAATTTAGAACTAAAGATGACAGAGACACCTATCTCTAATCCGCAAGCATGTCCTGCTCCAACTGGCAAGTTTGTATCAGATCTTGATCCGGCCGCTCGTGATTATAAGATAGAAAAGGAAAAGATACTTAGTCATCCAAATTATTCTGAGAGTGAAACTATTGTGATTAAGCCTGGAATAAATAAGATTGAGAATGATGAGCAAGCAGAATATTTGTATAAGACCATTGGTAATCCAGAAGACGGGGGAATGGTTACTTTTTCAGATGGAGATTCAGAACGAATAATCAATCAGAATGTACTATTTGAGGTGGATGAAGACGGTAAAGAGATTAAAGATAATTTCTATAAGAAGTATCGACAGGTAAAGCGTGGTGTACACGTAAGATAAATTAGACGCTGGTGTCCCGATAATTGTTAGGAGGCAATTACTGGGACATCAGATTTAATGGCAGATGGTTTGACTGCCCTAAAACAAACCTTAAATTAAATTAAATCTGTATGGAAGATGAAAATTTGGAGAAAGATACTCCTGAGGTTGACTCAGATCAGCTCGAAGAAACTACATCTGAGGAGGAAACTCCCGAGGACGACACCTCTACAAACGAAGATGATTCTGATGAGGAGAAAGACTGGAAGGCGGAGGCCGAGAAGTGGAAATCGACTGCTAATAATTATAAGCAGGAGATTGAAGTTAAGGGCTTGCGTAAAAAGGAATTAGAAAAGCCTGTTAAAACTGACAGTCAATACAAGACAGATTATCTGTCTAAACGGGCTGATGTACTTGATGATTTTGGATCTGATCTAAAAGATTTAAGTGATTCAGATTTTAACAAGCTGAAGACAATTCTGAATCCAGCACTTGAAAGTGTCTATGACACTGCCTCAAAGGAAGAACGCTTTGTGGCAAGAGGAGAATTAAAAAGAACTGTTAGCGATTTGCTTAACTATGTTAAAGGCTCTAAAGACCGAGAGGCCGAGCTTGAAAAAGCAAGGCTTAAGGGTGTCGAGGAGCGTGATAACATGGATAGCGCTGAGGTCCGAGGTAAATCTAAATCAGCCAAATCTGGTGGTTATAATGACGAAGTTCGTCAGTTAGCCAAAGAGAAAGGCTGGACTTTAGAGGAAACTAAGGNGATCCTAGACAATAGGAAGAAGCGTGAAAAAGAATATGCACCTCGCTATCGTATTTAACTCACTTGCTATTTAATTAACTAAATTGACTATTATGAGTCTTAAACTACACAAATTAGTTTGGTACCATCAATGGTGCATGAACACATCATTGATAATAGTGATACTGTTGTAGTTGGGGAGTACAGTAAAGTTGCGTAATGGTAATTTAGAAGTAGTAACCGCAGGTGATGCTGTTCACGGCGTTGTTGTAGACATCGTTGATAAGAATGGCAATTCAATGTCAGGTTCATTAGCAGTAGTTGGAAGTGCAACTGTATCAGGTTTGCCTAGTGCATTATCTGTTGCAGTAGCATCTGACAACGAAACTGTGGACTTAGTTGCAGCTAAGGTAGAAACTTCTAAATTTGCTATCTATTCTGCTGATGTAGATGGAACTATGAATACCACTAGTTCATCAAATAAAGCAGGTGGATGGGTAGATATGACAGATAAGGACAGCGTAGATGAAACAACCCATACTAGAACTATTACTACAGGTGGGCAGATGAAGAATTGGGGAGTCGACCCAGAAGATTCATCTCGCATGCTCGTTTCAATTAACGAGAGTGAAGCCTGGGATGCTGGTGATCCACTATCCGCTTAATCATTTAATGTAAAAATATGAGTGTACAAACAACATCAACATTGGGTGATTTAGGAAAAAGAGGTCTTGGCCCTAAGTTTGAAGCTGTGTTTGAACAAAACATGGTTCAATATGTGGGCAAGGATGCCGCATCCAAATGTTTTAGCTTCCTTAACATGGAAGACCCTGTGAAACGAACCACAGGACTTGCCGGATATGAACTTCCTGAATACTTCGGAGAAGGTCAACCATATCCGTCAACCAGCAATATCAAAACTGCTGAGACACTTTATACCGCAAGAAATTATGGTAGAAGTGTAGAGGTAACTGAGAATTGCGTAAAAGATAGAGAAAAATTAGGTGCTAAGTTAGACGAAATGGCTAATCTAGCTTATAAGGTAGATATGTTTGAAGTAAAAGCTGCTTTCCAAATCTTGGTTGGTGGTTCAGGCACTGGTCAAACATCAAATGGTGTTTATATAGACCGTTATAATAGTGCTGCTTTATTCCAAGCATCTCATGCTCGTGCCGATGGTGGTACTGCACAATCTAATCAATCAGCCGGTGCTATTGCTTTGACAGAAACAAATCTTGAAACTGGTAGATTAGCATTGGTAAAACAATTAACTGATAGAGGTTTACCTCTAGTTGATTTAGGCAGAATCGCTTTATGTGTACCTGATGATCTAGAAAAGAACGGTATCATCTATACCAAAACAACTGATAGACCATCTACTGCTAACAATGATCTTAACTTCTACAATGGAGTTATCGATTTGTTAAGTTCTCGCTGGTTAAATTCAGAGAATGGCGGATCATCCACTGCTTGGTATCTTATGGCTAAACTTCCAGGAATGGATAGTTTACTAAGAGTATACCGCTATGGAGCTCCAATGTTTGCTGAAAGACCAGAAGATCCAAAGACTGGTAATATGACATTCGCATATAAACAGGAATTGGCAGTTGGTTATTCACATTGGTTAGGTACTTGGTACTCAGCTGGTGCGTAAACAACACGATAACGATATTCTTGGGGCGGTTAGTCCCGCCCCGGGATATCATTAAGAAAGTAAATAATTTAACGAAAGTAAAGCTATGTTTAAAAAAATGTATAATCCGACTCCGAAACCATTTTGCTTTCGCTTTAAAGATGTATTTGTATCAATCCCACCAAAAGAGTGGGTAGTAGTATGTGATAGTGTGGCAGGCTATGCCAAGCATCATTACGCAACCTTAGAGGTTGTAGATGCTACTGAAAAAGAATACAAAGCATTTAGAAAAGCAAAAGAGGATAAGGAGAAGGACATAAAAGCTGCCATCGAAGCTCGTAAAAAAGCGGCCGAGGAAGCAGCAAAGGAAGAGGCTAAAATTATCAAAGCTAAACGCAAAGAGGTAGCTAAAAAAGAAGACAAAGAGAAGAAGAAAAAATCTGATAGATTGAAAGCTATTGCTAAAAAAGAAGCTGAGGTAGTTGAGGAACTTGCCAAGTCTGATAAGGAAAGAGAAGTTCCAAAGGTCAAGCCCGCTCCTAAGAAAGTTAAAAAGGTTAAGAATAAAAAATAATCCTATGACTAACAGAAAAACTAAAAAGAAAGTAAAGAACTTCTTAAATAACAACAAGTTCCTAGCAATTATAGTGCTTGGTCTGCTAGTTGTAGGGAGTTCTGCCAGAGCTAGTGTCCCAGTAAATTTTTGGGATATGGTAGCTGGTAAAGTAGCTGGTAAAGTAGCTGATAAAGTGGTTGGATCATTAGCTGGACCATCTCTTGGTTCAGCTGAATTGCCTGACTGTGCAACAGCTGATGATTTAAGCGGTTGTCCTTCAACTTTCGGTGCTTTATACGCAGAGGGNGCTATGGAAGNAAATGGAGCTGCATACTTTGATGGAGCTGTTGATTTGGACTCAACATTAGATATCCAAGGAACAGCAACATTGAGAGGCCAAATATTGGCTACCAGCACTGTTACTTTAGTGGCAAATACCACTTCAACTGCTATTAGTACTACTACAATTACATCAGCAGATTCAGGTGAAATTTATAGTTTTGCTACTGTTAGTTCAACTATATTTGTATTACCTGCTACTTCAACCTCACAAGGTGTATTGTTGAAGTTTGTGGTGGGCGGTGCATTAAGTACAGATGTTACTATTCAAACCTCTGACCGAGGAGACAATATCGAAGGTGCATTAATTGTAGCTGGCGCTGTTGTTGACTGTGATGCAGAAGATACAATTACTTTTGTATCAGATGGTGAGAATATTGGTGATTTTGTTGAATTGTTAAGTGATGGCACTTACTGGCATATTGTCGGTAGTGGCGGGCTAACTGCAGCAAAAATTACTTGTACTACAACCTAAATCTAATTAAAAATTTTGAGGGAGGAGAACTTAAAATTATATGTCTCAAGGAATTTGCGAGAGATGTAAAAAAATTGTCATAGATTAAAAACATTTCTCAATAAAGACTGGGAGTATAATTAAACTTCTCCTTCCGATTGAATATTTAATATGAAACAATTCACAAAAGAGACAAAAGGAGATAATTAGTAAGGCAAGTGTAATGTTATTGGTAGTAGAGAATAGATATGATTTACCTGTTGAATACGCCAAGCTATTAGTTGATCTAGCATGGGAAAAGAGGTGTAATATTATGTTCTGGCGTGGTCCACGCCGATCAGTGTGGTGGACTAGAAAGAGAATGATAAAGCATTTCTTAGAACAATATCCGGATTATACTCATACATTATTCCTTGATACGGATGTAATACCGCAAAAAGACGATTTTCTAGAAAGTTTGATACTTCATGAAAAGGATATTGTATCAGGATATTACTGCGACACTGCTGGCAAGCCATGCAGTTACTCAGAAGGAGAACATCGGATCGGTACAAATTTGGAAGAGGTAGAATGGTTTAGTATGGGATTTTCACTTATGAAGCGTGAGGTGTTAGAAAAGATAGAATACCCACAACCAAAACCGGTAGAGAAGTTAGATGCGGATACAGAATTTTGTACCTTAGCTAGAGAAAATGGTTATAAGATATATCAAGATTTTAATAATAGAGCTCATCATTTATTAAGAGGAGCATTTTAAATAAATATAATGAAAAAAATATACTATATATTGGGAGGAATAGCAGGTATAGCGCTTGCTACTCTGGTGGTTCTGCTAATAGTTAATATGGCAACAACCAAAAATTAAAGGAATAGGAGGCAGAACTTATGAGGTTGCTAGAACTGTTCTAAATGCTACTTCATCAGTTGGTTGGGGTGTAGAACACAGAGTCGATAGTTATCGTAATGTTGGCTTCTTATTTAGTTGTACATCTACTCCTGTTATGACAGTAAAGTTTGCGGGTTCTAACTTAGCACCTGAGGATGTTGATTTTACAGCTGATGCTACTGCCTCAAATCATTGGGATTATGTAGAGGTTATTGATCTTGAAGATGGGGCAAGTATTCCAGGTGATACAGGAATAACTTGTTCGGCAGATGACGAAAGAACTTTTGTTATGAATACAGATTTGATCACCACTGTTAATGCGCAAGTGTCTAGCTATACTTCAGGTACAACATCATTACAAATTAAATACGGCACTAACCAATAAATCAGAAGTAGATTCAAACGTAGCAGATATTAGATGTACAACCACAAGAGGATGTGACTTAGGTACAGCGGCAGTTGAATTTGAGACTATAAAAGAACTACAATAATATGATTTTTATTTACATAATTGGGGTTTTACTTATTGGAGGATTTGTAGGATGGGTAGTCAGAGAAATAATAGGTTAATTAATAAATAAATAACTTAATTCGCTTAAATAAGCAAAATATGAATAAATACATAATACCACTAATCGGGCTGGTGTTTATGGTAATGTTAACCGCAGGTTGTACGGTTAACTTAAAAACTGACCAGTCTTTACCAAATCTTCAGGGCAGAACCGACAATAGCGGTTTAAGCGTCAGAAGTGATGGTTCAACAATCTACTCAGAAGTAGATTCAAACGTAGCAGATATTAGATGTGCAACAGATAAGGGGTGTGATTTAGGTACAGCCGCAGTAGAATTTGGAAATCTGTTTGTATCAACTGGCACAATCTCAGGATTGGTAACAACTACTGGTAATTTATATGTATCAGGTACTTTAACAGTAGATGGTGCAACAACTTTAAATGGCAATACTGCTATTGATGCTAATTTAGACATGACAGGAACACTTGGGAATGTAGCTACTGTTTTTTCGATAATTACTGAACCACCAGGNGCAGTAAGAAACATCGTAGCTGGTACAGGAATTGATGCTACTAATGTAGGTAGATTTGATTTTTTGTATGTACAGGGTAGTGGCGGTCCAGTAACAATTACAGCAACACCAAGTATAGCTGCAGGAGCAAATGGAAAGCAGATTTGTTTATACGGAAATAGTGATATAAATACTCTTACTCTTCAAGATGAAAGCAATCTAGCTGGCTCTAAATTACAAAATACTGGTGGAGTAAATGTAACACTTGGTGAACATGACCAAGTCTGTTATCGATATTTAACAGCCAAAGCAACATGGTCTCAATCATCTCCTTATATGGATAATTAATTAATAAAAATATGAATAGACTTAAAATAAGTCTATGTACATCGGCATTTGCTCTGACTGTCTTCTCTGCATCTTTATTTGTAAAGATGATTGATAATGTTAAAGCAGTAACGGTGTACAACGAGACTGGTTCTGTTACAGAATTAGTGGATATTTTACGACTAGGTGGTGGTCCTGGTGGAGATAAAGTAATTCAAGTATTAGAAAATAATACTACTACTGTATGGGGCGATGCATTATCTTTTGAAGCGAATGATGATACTACCGATGCTTTCAAGATAACAACAGCCTCTTCAACTATGAGTGGTCCTAAGATTTCAGTTAATGGTGGTGGACCAGATATGGATTTTCAGATAGATGCATTAGGTACAGGGGTAATTGATTTTGGAAGTAGTGTACAAGTTAATCATCAAGGACTCAGTGTTATCTTTGCAGATGATGGTGCTGTTGGTTCTAACGTAACAATATCACAAAATTCAGCTTCGCCTGCTGCAAATGATGTCACTTCTAATATTATTTTTGGTGGGAATAATGATGTTCCAGCTCCAGTGATTTACGGAGATATACAAATGCAGATAGATGACCCAACAGCGGGGAGTGAATCAGGCTCGATGCTTTTAAAAACAATGATCGTCGGTTCATTAGATACGTTTCTTGGATTGAATGGAACTGACGGAACAGTTGATGCATATAAAACACTAGTGGCGAAAGACGGTATAGAAGTAACTGGTTCAACTTTATACAATACAACAGCAGTAGCAACGTCTACTTATACACTGGACAGCGGAGCATCCCCTGATTACTTCTTAAGCGTAACTTATACAGGAACTGGTGCAGTAACCATTATTTTACCAACTGCAGCTTTGGAAGACGGCAGAGAATTTACTATCAAAGACACTGGATTTAATGCTTCTGCTAATAATATCACTCTTACTTGTGAAGGAGCTGGCACTAAGATTGAAAACAGCACATCTGATTATGTCATCGCGGGTGATGGTGATTCGTTAACTCTAATCAGCGATGGAACTGATTGGTTTATTAAATAATATGACTTATACCTCAAAACAAGCTTGTAAAATTAAAGGTACAGTTGTTCAATCTATACCTAATAATTCTACAACACAAATTGAATTCGATACAACTGATATTGATACAGGCAATATGGCAGATTTAGCTAATGATAGAATTGTTATAAAAAAAGACGGGATCTATAACATAAGATCTTACTGGGCTCTAGACCCAGTGCTAGATGAAGGAGAATATGTTGGCTCTCAATTTAATATCAATGGCTCTATCGCAAAATTCCAAGGTGTAATGAGTTCAGNGGCAAATAATGCTTTATCTATTGGAGCGTCAGATATATTTGAGTTAAGTTCTGGTGATTTAATTACTATGAGCGTTTATCATAATGAGGGCAGTGCCANAAACACTCGGATTACAGATAATGGAAATCCAACCTTATCGGTTAGCCAAATAAAATAATATGACATTCAAATCAAAAACAGATGAATCACCCAGAAGCTGGGCAACAACAACAGGTCCTGGCACAAGTATTGTTGATAATGGTGATGGTTCTTATACAATGGCAGTAGAAGCATCTTCGGCTACCGACTCAGCTGTATTAACACAGACATTTAATAATAAGGAACAGCGTTCTTTTTATATGTATGCTTATATTGACCCTGCGACAGTAAGCAATTTAACAAGTATGTTGCTT